TGATAATGTTTGTCCAGATAAAGTTGCAGTTAAAATTCCTATTCTGCTATTTGACAAAGATGAATCTTTAGAATCAATGTATGCCTCTGCAATATAAGTGTCTTGACCATCATGAGTAACATAATTTTCTACAAAATTTGAATCTCCAGTTTCATTATCAACTATTTGAGAATTAACAAAGAATGAATTAATTTCATTTGTTGATATGGATAATATTTCACCAGTGGATTGACTTGCAAATGTTCCTATAAAGGCATTACTATTAATTGGACCAACACTCACACTTGATGCTGCAGAAACAAATTTTGTAAAATTACTTCTAAGAATTTTTATATCATAATCAACTTCAAATTTTTCATTAGGAATAAATCTTAAGGTTGTGATATTGGTATCAGGATTTTTAAATAATTCAAAAGATCCAAATCTATCTTCCTCAAAAGATTGATATTCTGTTCCAGAATTTATTACTTCATATTTTTCTAATAATATATTTGGGTTTAAATTATTATCAATTCCTACCTCATCTCTATTAACAACAACAATTTCTGATAATTGTATTTGTGTTGAAATACCTGTTTTACTACTATCTGTAACTTTAACTAAGAAATTATTATATTCACCACTATTTGGTAATTCTAGAACATCTACAAATAGATTTAAATTATCTTCTAAGTTAGAGAACTGATTATTAATATTATCTATTAAAAATACATCGTTAGTATTACATTTTATAAAATCTGATAAAGTAATATTTTTGAAATCAATTAATCTTGCGACATTATCAAGTACATCTTTATCTGTAACTAAATCAATATCATTTATCGCATCAACTCTATTTTCTTCGATAATATCGTTAATTGAAATTGTAAATGAAGTTGATCCAATTTGAGCGTTAGATGTTGAAGAAATACCAGTATCTGCAAAATTCTTTAATCCACTAGTATGTAATAGATTATTAACAGGTGTTTGTAATTCATTCCATTCAATAGAACTCTTAACAGAATAAGATAAATTTTGATAATAATCATTGTCTGGAATTACTTGTGTATCAGAATCTAATTTACCAACATCATCAAGCCATCCAATTTTTTTTGTAGATGAGAAATCTACTTTATATCTTCCTAAATTATCAGTTATTTTTGAAATTTTAGCAATATTTCCAGAAGTTCTACCAACTATAATATCATCTACATTTAGATTATCAACATCTATTCCAGAAACTTTAATGAAGTTAGTGGTGCTATCTGTAATTTTAATATCTAACTTAACATCAGTGGTAACTCCAACCACTTTTTTGGTAATTGATTCACCTATTTTAAATCCCTCTTTAACTTGAGTTGCAGTAAGTATTGGATAATTAGATTTTTTAACAATTGATGTGAATCTAGTTGGAGTTGTAACTGCTATACCTACGTTTGTTGTTATTCCAATAGCGTTAACTCTAAATTTAAATGGATTTGTAGCAACAATTGATGTTATTGGTAAGAAATTATAACCTAAATCTTCTGAATTAAATCCAGATCCTGTTGTTCCAACTTTTTCAATACCCTCAATAAAGACTTCATCATTTGTAGTAAGTGGTGGTGTTGGGAAACCTATTGTTGGTGTTACTAACGTAATATTGTATTCGGTTGCAGATATAGTATCAACTTTACTGATAGTGATACCATTGGTATTATTTGTCGTTAAAACTCTAACAGTATCATCAGGTAATCCGAATGGTTTTTCTACAACATCTACAGAAGTTATTGAACTTTCTACCATGTTTGCTTGTAGGAATCCTTTATTAATTAAACTTCCTGTAGAACTGTTAACGAGAATTACATTTGGAGGATCATTATAATTTCTTCCACCGAAGGTTACAGTAACCACACCAACACTATTTGAATCTTTTATTTGAATAATTGGTGAAATATAAGCAGTTGGTTCTAAAGTTTTATCAGAAGAAAATTCAAATCCTTGATTTATAATTCTAATTTCGGATACATTACCTACATTATCAGACTTTGGAAGTATTAATGCATCTTTTCCAGAAGATGTAGATTCAATTCCTACAAACTCAGGTAATTTTTGATATCCAGATCCACCCGAAACAATATTAATTTTATTAATTGGACCTTTTGCTGTTTTTGAGTTTGTGGTATATTCAAGTTTATCGCAATCTGTTTGTGTATATGTTGTACTTTCTGGTAAATCTTCTAAGAAAATATTAAATGATGTAACTCCCATACCAGATACTTTATAAGATCCATTATATGCACTGTCAGTATATAAAATTTCAGAATAATTATTTACACTTTTATCTGAGGTAGAAATAAATCCAGAATTACTTAAGTTGTAATATAACCTTCTGGGTAAATTATCACTATAATTGATAGTTGTTACAGAACTTGCTGTTGAGACATTAAATACTGATGTTGATCCAGTGGATACAAATTCATTATTAAATTCTTGATCATAATAAATTTTAAATTCATAATCATCCATAGAAGAATCTGTATGATCAAAAACTAAATTTCTATTCTTAATTGATTTTATTTGAGGATTTATCAAACTAATAGTTTGACCAGAGCTACCTGTTCCTGTTATTTCTACAACATTTGGTATTGGTTGCAAGGAATCAGAAGAGGTTTCGCATAATTTTATTAATTTATCTTCAACTTTATATACAAAGTAATTACCTGTTGATAAACCAGATGCATTTCCAGAATATAAAATTTTATCACCTGTTTTTAAATAGTTTGTGCTTAATCCAATTGTGTTGGCAGATACATCAATATCTGAAGATCCAAATACGATTGGATTAATTAACAAATTACCAGTTGTTAAATCTCTTCTTAAAATTATTTTTTGATCTGATCCTATTCCAGAATTAATTTTTGGTTTAACATCAAAAGTAACTAAGTCATTTTCAGAAAGTTCATGAGAAGTTGAAACAGAAACTGAAGATTTAATACGTTGAACTGTAGATAACACCTGTGTATTTTCTGCACTCTCAAAACGATATAAATCACTGTTTGCAGAATTAATACTACGGAAGAATACCTCTTCATAATTATTACCATAAACATCTGTTCCTATTCCTGTTTTGATTCCAATCGTGTTTAATCCTTTTTTTACAACATAAAGATTCGATGATGGTAAATTGAAAGTACCAGAATTTGTATCCGTGGAAATTGAAATTGCATTTGATCCAAATTGAATAAAATTAATTCTATCGTTAGTTTCAAAGGGATGATTTTCAATATAAATTTGTTTTACTGGAATACTTTGAGTTACATCATTATTTGCAAATTTAAATGATACATCATATGAAAATCCTACAGTAGTTCCTAACCCTACTGATTTTGCTGGATTGAAAAATACTATTTTCTTTTGGTTTGATTCAAAGTAATCAACTTTTTTATTAATTGTAAAAGAATTTGGCAAAAACTCAACAGTTGTGCTTGCAGGATGTTCAGTTGAAAAATGTACTGGTCCTCTCTTAACTCTCAATATGTTAAGACCATCATATTTGTTTAAAATTTCTAAAGTTTCAGATCCTATCTTTATACTACTACCTATGGAAACAGATTCGGGAATATTAGATACATATATTTCTGTTGTGATACCTAGTGTGTCAGAAGCACTAATAGTTGATATTGTATTTGTAACAAATGTTGTTATGCCAATTTTGTAAGATCCATTAATTCTCGATAAATTAGTAGAAATTCCAGAAATTTTTACAATATCATCGTTCTTTAATGTATTAGTAACAGATGTCGTAATTCCAATTGTTAATTTATCTTCACCCCATGTTATTAATGAATTATCAAAATCTTCAATTATTGTTTCTAAAGATTCTATAGTTTTTCCTTTTATTGATGTAATTTTTGCTGACAATCCACTACCACCAGTTCCCGAATTATCAAATTGTAAAACTTCATTTACTTTATAGTCAGAACCATCATTAACTATGTCAAGTTTATCTATAGAGTCAGCAGTTATTGATTGAATTTCAATTGACTGATTTTCTAATTCATTTGTCTCTATGATAAAATCATTATTAGCAAATTTATCTGCTACTTTATATGGGAAAGTGTTTCTTAAAATATTTGAGGTGTTAAAATTAAAATTAGACTGATTTAAATTAGATATGTTTTCCTCTATTGGTAAAGATCTATAACTATTTCCAATAAAATACGGAAACACTGGATTGTTTAGATCATCAATGACTGCATGGTAAGCATAAATTCCATTTGGAAACTCTACTGTTTTCTCAAATCTACCATTATGTTCATCTAAATCACCTATCGCATCATCAAATTTATAATCCTCAATAAATTCTCCTGGATCAAAACCTTCTGGTCTATTTTCTATTCCTGACAAATCAATTTTATATCCAGATTGTAATCTTTTAAATCCTGATACAGGGTTAGATGGGGATTCAGTGGGGTTTGTTAGTCCAAATGCACCGTATATTGGATTACCATCATACGCCCATCCAACTATGCCAGAGACTTCATCTCCAGTATCAGCAAAAAATTCTGAGTCATATCCTGAAACTGTATATTTTAAATTATTTTCAGTATCGATTAATTGTTCAGATCCTAATTTTTTTTGATTATTAATAGTTAACTCTCTAATATTTAAACCTAATTTTCCATTCTGACCTGAAGTTTTTACAATTATAGTAGAGTCTGTAGAATATCCAATACCAGGATTAGATACAACCACACTACTTATTCTTTGATCTACTAGTATCGGATTTAAAACTGCACCTGTTCCTTTTCCAGTTGGATCTATTACCTCTAAATTAGGTAAAGAAAAGTATTCACTTCCACCAAAATCAATTTTAACTGCATCAACTTTACCATTTGAAATAAGTGGTTGTAAAGAAGCACCCTTTCCTGTTTTAATTGTTACTAATGGTTTTTTATCAAGATTAACGATTGTAGATCCATAACCAGTTCCGTTTTCATAAAGATATGCATCAATTATAGATCCTTTTACAAAAGGAGTAATTTCTATGGATTTTGGATCTATCAATCCTACTCCAGTGTTAATACCAATTGTAGATATACCAGACTGTATAAAACTAACAATTCCTTTTATATCAGGATATTTAAATTGCTGATATCCAGTTCCTGAAGTGGTTCCAAATCCAACTACATTTTTTGTTGTAAAATTGATCGTATTTGTACCATCAACACCACCATCACACAATTGGAATGAATTGTCATTTTCTTTCAAAACAAAATATTTTCGAGTTGTTGACAATCCAGTAATATTTGTTGGTTGTGTACTTCCAATACCTACTATAGGAGAATACTCAATTATATCTCCATTATTAAATCCATGATTTTTAAAGTTAACAGTATTAAAGTTTGTAGAAATTCCTGTTGGTTTTACAAAAAGTTTTCGGTTTGTGTAATTTTGTCCACCATCAATAACTTTAACATCTAATAAAGATTGTTTTTGTACTACTTTAAATTTTTGATTACCTCCTCCAAATTTACCACTAAATCGAATCGCACTTGTGTTTATTCCAATAAAAGCTTGTTCGGGAGTTTCATATAGTCTAATTGCTCTACTATTAATAATTTTTGCATAGTATGATCCAAAATTAGCAAGTGTTCCATTTGTTGTTCCTATACCTATGTTTGTATTTCCATTAGAATCATAAATTAAAGTTTCACCATCATTGAAATTATGATCCTCATTGAATATTATTTTTCCTATGTTATCTGCCGAAGTTGATGTGTTTATACCACCACCATCTGTGGTGTTTGCTGCTGTAAAAATAACTTCTCTAAATCTTTGACCTATGACTGGTTCTAAAACACATCCACTTCCATTTCCACCAGTAACACCTATTGAAACAATTTTTTCTACATCAAATGTTTGAGGTATAATTTTAATTTCTTCAACCTTACCAGATACAACTGGTTGTAAAAGTGCTGTGGTTCCTACTCCAGCAGAAATTGTAATATTAGGTGGATTGACAACATCATAACCTTCTCCAGAATTTAATATAGAAACAGATTCAATAGGTCCAAATTTTATTTTATCTAAAGATTTATAATTACTTATTTCAACTCCATTAATTAACATTCCTGTTCCACCAGAAATTGTTTCTACTTTTGATCCATCTCTTAAATTTGAGGGTAAAGGAAATTTTTTCAATAATTTTTGAGCACCAATAACTCCTGATTTTTGAGTAAACAGAGTAAATTTATGTGTAGAGGTCTGTCCTAGTCCAACACTGATAGGAACAAATTGATCTGTTTCTAGTCCTGCATTTGATGCATATAATTCAATCGCATTATTATCGTCACCTATTGTTTTAACAAAGTAAATTCCAGTTTTAATTCCTGATAGTGGTTCACCCACTGATGAATATTGAATTTTATCTCCAGTTTTAAATTGAGTAATATCATCAAATACTATGGTTGAAAAAGTTTGATCATCTTCATCAACAACATTTCTTAAAGTTCCTATACCTTTTGAAAAATTAACAGAGGATTCTATAATTTTTGTTTCTATCTTTTTGTTTAAAGGAAAGACTCCCTCATTGTTTTCTATCGCATTATTGACACTACTATTGGTTCCTGGCAATGAGTTTGATGCAACATAGGCAAAACTATCATCTTCTGAAAAATACACGTTTTGAACGTCAGCAGTGACGTTATAATTGCCAAATTCTATTGGAGTATTTACACTAAATGCTTTTTGTAATTTTCTTCGAATAGAAGTATTATTTAAACTTCCTGTATAATTAAATTGATTTAATGATACACTTTTGCTTCCATTTTTTACTTCATCTGAAACGTATGGCACATTCGATGATATAGGATATAGAACTGTACTAATTCCAGAGGTAAGTTCAACCTGATCACCTTTTTTTAAACTTGATCTATCAAGTGGACTTAGAAAAGATAATGATTCTGAAGTGCTAGTGGGACTTAAATTATAAGAGGATGCAGTATTATAAATCCATGAATTTGAAAATATTTGTTTATATGTTCGTCCTTGTTCAGGATTGGTTACTTTATCACCAATACTTTTTACAGATATTATATCACCTTCATCAACAATTATTGATTCTGTCTGTACAAACTCTGATATAACACCAGTAAATCTTAATTTAACTATTTTTGATGGATCACCATTCTCATATCCAAAATAAAAATCATCAGAACGAACATTATCTGTAGGATTAATTGAAGTTTTAAATGAACCTGTACTAGTTGCACTGCAACCTAGAAATTGATTAACTGTTTTATGAGTATATGATATTGTATTAATACCTGATAAAATTATTCCTGAAGTATCAAATCCAACAGTTGAATCGACTGTAATTATTGAAGACCCAACTGAAACAGGATCAATTACTCTTGTGTTTGGAATAATATCAAAATTATTTAAAATATCGACTGATCCAGAATCATCAACAAATAATTTAAATTTATAGAAAGTTCCAACACCAACTCGATTAAAAGGTTCAACTTCTGACACAGAGGCACTAATATCAGTGTTATTAAGTTTAGATCTAAAAATTGATTGTCCTTTTAAAAGAAGAGGATTGCCCGAAATAACTTCTGCAGTTGCAATTTTTCTTACAATATAATTTGCACTTGATGGTTTAATTAAACTATCTTCTAAATTTAAAATTTCTGGAACTTCATTATAAAGAACTTTGAAAAGTATTTCAAAAGACTTATTAGTTCCTTTTGTCTCATATAAAGATTTTGCTTCTCGAATAAAGTTACCAACATCAACATTTTTATTAAAATCAATTCCTTCTAATCCTGGTGTAAATGTTTTTTTGGTTTTTTGATAAAATTCTTTAAGGAATAATGCACTTAAATTTTGAACATTACTATTATCATTGTGATCATTATCCTGTGATGTTGAAAATACTAATTCTTCTTGATTTAAAGATTGATGATATGAAGTAATTCCACTAAATCCTCGGATACATCCTGTAAATGCATTCGTGCTAATTCCAGTGTATGTAATGATTTCATCATCAATTTTTAATAATCCATACTCTTTCGGAAATCCTTTGGTACTACTCACATAAATTACATCAGCACCACTTGTAACAACACCAACTGTAGTTGAATTATCAACTATAACATCAGGAGTTAGGTTCTCTAATTTTAGATACTGATCTAAATTTTCAGAAAGGTTGGTTGGTGCACCCTGATATTCTTGAGAAATATAATATTGTTTTAAAAAATCGACAGCCTCAGGACTCTCATCCAACACAAAATCTGGAAGTTGATTTGATATTATATCCTGAATTTTTACTTTGCTTTCAATTCCTGTTTGTATCATATTATTCTCTGATTATATTTCCATTTGAGTAACTGGATGTATAGAAATCTTTGGTAAATTTAACACCAGAGATTTCATCACCAGATGCAATTACGTCTCTTACCATATTTATTGTACTTTTTGAGATGCTAAATGAAAGATATAAATCTTTTAATCCTATTACATCATTTGATTCTGGAAAAGCTTGAACTTCAATGACATTATTTGGTTTTTCTGTTGATAATATATTAATTGTGGTTAATATCACTTCACCTTTAACATAATCAACTATTCCAGCATCTCCAATGATGACTCTTGATTTTGCACCATCTACTAATTTAACAATCGCAAGTGTTCCAGTTTTAAGATCTCCTTTCGGAACATCAGTTAAGTAAACAGTTGATGATTCACCAGGTATCGTGAATCCTGTAGACTTAATATTAAATCCTCTAGGATCGACATGAAACTGATTACCAAAACATAATTCATATTGTGCAAATTGATTTATAGATGCCTGTAAATCTCTTCTAATCGTAACTTTTGTAATATTTGATGTAATTGCTTCATCTGTATCATCAATAATCTGTAAAACTTTACTATATTTGAATCTACCTCCAAATTTGTTTAAATTTGATGAATTTGAGTATTCTGTAAGGCTATTTACAACATTTGTTTTCAAAGTATTCAAATTTGACACAAAAGAATCATTAAAATAAACACTTGAATTGATTTCTACGTATAACATCTTCAAATCAGTAATTTTTTGATTAATTCCTGATACAGAATATTGTTTTAATCTTGATAATATGTTTGTTTTATCAAAATTCGATACTGCATTACCATTTTTTGGTTTTATACTAATTAAAACGTTTCCAAATTCGGGAGGATCGAGTTCTTCACCTCCAACAACGGAAACAGACTCAGTATCTGGGTAAATATTACGAATTATTGCTTCATAATCTCTTGCAGTCACAGCACGGTTCTGTGCCGAGTAGGTTAAAGGTGAATAATACTTGATGGAATCAACAGATTCGATATTTCCACCGTTCTGAGATCGATTTACAGTCGTTAGAGTGACTCTACTAATCGAAACATCAACACCTGCTTGATTTTGAACGATTCCTGAGAATGCAAATTCTTCTGCACCATTTCCATCAAGACCATCAGTCGTCAAATAATGAACCGTAATGAAAATTCCGTCTGCATCTCCCTCAGACCCAAGTTTTTTTCCAAAAATACCATCACCAAATCGAATCTCATATCTTTCATCCTGTACTTCACGTACAAAATAGATTCTTGAGGTGGATTTGACATCAATTATGTTGTTTACAGGTGAATATTCAATTCCTAACTCTGCACTATCATTACTTACGTATACTCGAATCTTCGAAGTATCAATATTTTGGTTATTTAAGATAAATCTTTGATCAACTGACCCATCATACTCAAATTTTTTCTTTAAAAAGACTCCCTGACTTATACTTAGGTTCGAAAAAGTCGCAATTCCATCCACAACTGACGTTGTAGCCTTTTCAACTATTGAAAACATGTAAGATGATCCTGCCACACTGCCAGTACAGACTAATCCTGGTTGTAATGTGACTGTAGGAGTGTCTGTGGAGATTGAAAGTTCTAAATTTACCTGTGCTGTTGATGATGTTCTTGAACGAGGTGTATATCCGATGTTACCTGCGAGTGATACAACGTTTTCACGCAGTGTTGCCGAGTCGAGAAAGGACTCATTTACGACAAGATTCGAGTTAAACGAGGTAATGTAGGTATTATATGCTAATGTATCAATTAGAATCGACATATTCGATCCCTCAAAGTCAAAATCAGTGAAATTTGAGTTTGCTCTGAGATAATCTTTGATCGAAGTCTTAATTTGATCAAAATCTAGGTTTGAAAATTTAGTAAAAGGCATGTGATTATCTTGTTGTCTCTAATATAAATGAATATTCCTGTGTCGGAAACTGTTGACCTATGATATCAAAACTCACAACGGCCTCAAATGAGTTTTCATCAGGTGTTGGAGACACTATAACGTTGACATTTTCAACTCTTGGTTCATAATTACGAATTGTGGACTGAATTTGGTCTTGAATAACTGCTGCTGTACCATAATCCACGAAACCAAACAAACTTTGGTAT